GGAGTTAATAAATTTTGTAAGACTTGATTGCAAACACGAATTTTGTAAGGACTGCATAGTTGCGACAACAACGCACAATAATGGAAAGGTACCGTGTTGTGCTCTTTGTAGGGCAGAGGTGAAAACAGTTATATCAAGAACAGATGAAATACAAACAGAAATATTACGGGTAATTAGATAAATATTACGGGTGGGTAGAAATTTTTTATTTACAATTTTGTAGATAAAAAATACGGTTAGATTCAACTTCAAATATTTGCGCGGACGCGAAATATGGTCATTCCAGAATTTAGTGAGTATTTTATGAATTATGAGATGGTAAGAACAGACGATAAGATAGGCTTAAAAGCAGATAAGAGGACCGGCGCACTTAGGGTAGCGCCGGACAACCTCAGCCTCCCTTCATTATTAAAGGCACCGTGGGTGCATTCCCGCCTCATCCACCGCGCATTTTGCGTGTATTGCGCCTTGCATTACGCCGCTTACTCTTAGGATGTTTTGTGCGAGGACGCTTTGTCTTAGCGCGTTTTGTTGACCCAAAGAAAGAAGAAAAAGATCGCATTATCTTCATATAGAATAACGCGATATTATAATTTATTCGCATTTTTGATCGCATCAATTGCCTCCTGCCAAATACTTGATTCATTCCAGATACCATTTGCCTCAGTATCGCAAGTAATGATTTGTTGGCTAATATATTTATACTTAGCAGACACTACAAAATAAATATTGCTTTTATTAAATTTGACCAATATATAATTTGCAAATGCCATTATGGATTGAACATCGTACCCTCTGCATAAAAATATAATAGGACTGTCATCGCGTAAGTAGTTATATAGGCGCTCTATTCTGCGTGCATATTTTTCTAAAGCCACGGGGTGATAATCGGCCCAATTATTTATTATTTTTTTTTGGACTTCCTCCCCAAATACGCCCTCACCTATATGTGTCTCTTCATATGCATTGTCATTAAACGGATAGTCGTGTGGAAACTGGAATCCATATTTATCTACTAGCCGGCTTCGCACAGCATTAAATTGAAGCTGGCAATGATAACCCGCGAAATTATCTTCTATGCAGTCGCATATAATTTTTAGATTAGACACGACCCAATCAAACGGAAGAGCCTCGTCTCTAATATTTAGAGTTCTTAACGTTGCTGCAGGAGAACAGTCGTACCCCAATGACATGTAATGAATTGTTGTCATACCTACACTATTATAATACTAAATTGCGTTACATTCTGACGAGGTCCTTATCTACTCTACTGTGCTTGGTTGGGCAAATGATCTATATTTGTACTTTCATTGGACATTGGCGCCTCTTGCACTGTAGATGCCTCAGCTGGGCGCATAATTTCATCATTTATGTCATCAACACTAACCTTTTTAACGACATTGCGCTTGACATTTTGGATTTGTAGGGCATGCATGCCAATATACGGAGCAACCGCAACATTATTCATGTAAGTTCTATAATTAAAACACGAAATGCTGGCGTTGTTGCTAAATTTAATACTATACCACCAATATGCAGGAATAAATAGCGTTTTACCCGGCACCAGAGTGAATTCCAAACACTTGAGCTTATCAAAGTCTGCCTTATATTTGGGTTGGGGCGACCACGGGTCAACCGGCGATTTAAACTCAAAATTCTCGTAATCGTAAATCGGGTACAAATATTTCGCGCTGTGCGGCGGGGTCAGCTTGATTTGTGCGCTGCCCTCGGTTAAAAGCAGAAAGTTGCGATAATTTATTTCGTATCTAAGCGGTGTACACGTTCCCGCGCTGCCCATCATAATGTCGTAGTTACAATTTGACACCATATATGGTCTCAGGAACTCATCGTTATATTTCAGGTTCTTAATAACACCAGTTTCCTCAAGGAAGTCTCTATTATTTTCAGAAAAATAGGTAGAGGACTTGTCTTCTGCAAACAATTTCATCGCTGCATGGACCGGCAACGGGACATATAATTCCACGTTGGAATCGGTTTCTTTAATATTCCTAATTTTGAACTCAAATGCGTGATAGTTGTTTGCAAGGTAGGTTTTGTTAGAAGATTCTGCAATTTTTTGCGAGTCAAAGTCAAATAGCACGGGTTGTCGCAGATCGCAGATCTCCTCAAGCTTGTCCTTTGACGGCTGCTCAATCTCGTACATTTCTAAATCTTCGCCGGTCTTTAGATGAAACTGAATGTGTAAGTAAATGAATAAAACAAGACAAAATATAAGAATTCCAATTATTATTTCCATGAATGAGTCTTACATAAAAATAATACTAATTTTTGCCAACTATAACGAAGTAGACAGACTAATCTTCCACTTTGGGTGCGATAAAAAACACCATTGAACTGTCCTCTCCTAAACTATATTCAATCTTCATGGGGCGGTCATTGCTCAATGAAAAGTCAATATCTGTCGACAGTTTGTTCGTGATGCACATTTTGTTCATATATGCAAGACTGTAAGTGAGTTTAATTTCGGCTCCCTCTACAATACTATAACTTGTTAGGTCATCAATCGGTATATCTACTCGCATTTCACCCGTGACGCCATTCGTATTTAAACTAATGTCCTCTTCAGAACACTTAATAATAATGTCGCTTCCAAAGTTGCTCAACTGTGAGAACATTTCAGATATTTGTTTGGACGAGAGAGAGAATTCGGCATCATAATCAACCTCTGGGATGTACATTTCGTCGTAATCATAGTCGGCGAGGGGCATTTTGAATGACTTTTTAAAATCGCCCTTCTTTGTATCAGGAGAGTCAAATTTGATATGCAGTGTCTCCTGCCCGGCATCCTCCATGGTAATAATCAGGTCTTGATTCTCTCCCTTTGTGCTAATTATAGAGTGAAACACATTCGCGTCAAAGCAGATTCGCGCGTTCGCGGGGACCTCATACTTTGCAAACCAGGTTTTGTCCATTTTAATATTAAAGAGGCATATGTGGGATTTGTCCATTCCTTGAATGTGCAGCCGCCCAGTTTCAAAATGCGCGCAAACTAAACTTGTGCAGTTTTTCAGGACCTGAAACACAGAGACGAACACATCCTTCTTTTTTTTGTCGCTGATTTGGATATTCATAGTAAATATAATGCCATAATTATATTTAATATATTTAACCCGCTTAATCTAAATTTCCGCCTGCGGCCAATTCGCGCTTAACGATTGATTTTAGGTCGGCGCTCTCAATCTCGCCAACACCTTCGGCGACTTGCTCCTCAGGGGCGGTCTCATCCAATGGTTCGCCTGAAGCGTTCACACTTTTTTCTACCTCTGTTAAGGCAAGCTCAAAATCCCCAAACCGATCATTTGTTTCTGATACGAAGGAATCGTACTTGAGCATGAATGTTTTCAAGAGGTCCTTGGTCTCAATGAGATCTCTGTCAAACTTGAAAATTTGCTCGGCGTGTTTCGCTATAGCAAGATTGTGTCTTGTGCCTTCGTCGCTAAATCGGGTAACCTGTTCAGTTAGTTTAGTTACATCTGCAGACAATTTTGCAATTTCTTCGCCCGCTCCACTTCCTGACATACTCGTAGGCGCATTTCTCTCCAAGGAGTCGAGTCTATTGACAATGCTCGTTAAGACGCTCAAATCAATAACACGCGAATTCTCAGGTATATTTGATCCTTCAGAAGAGGGGGCTCCACCGTTCATCATCCCGTCGTGTTCTGCTTCATAAACCCACTGTTCAATCTTTCCGAGTCGCAGTGTGATTAGCCCAATTGCATCAGAAATGCTCAACTTGGTGAATGGGGCTCCATTTGAAGCAGCCTGGGTCTGTTGTTGTTGCTGCATTTGTTGCACAGGCTGTTTACCGGGCTGATTGGCTGGAGGGCCGCGCCCCGCACGCACATTTGATGGAGGTTGTTGGTACCCAGGAGGCGCAGGTGGGGCAAATGCTGCATGTGACCCGATAGATGTTCCAGGACGGGTTCCAGATACAGGAGGAGCAGATTCTCCGGCTCTTTTAGCTCTAGCGGCGGCAAGTGAACGTGAACTCATAATAATAATTATAAACAAGTTGTTTTTATATTACTTACGCAACAATCCACATTTCTAAAGGTGGCGCCTAAGCCACCATTTTCATTTTAATCGCGTCGTGGCTGACATAATTGTGGATTTCAAAATCTTCAACTTGGTAATCATTAATATTCTCTCTAACCTGCTTAATCGAAACAGTTGGGAATGGATAGGGCTCTCTTTCAAGTTGTTCTTTAATAGTTTCAATATGTTCTTCATAAATATGACAGTTCCCGACAAAATGAACAAATTCACAAGCCTCTAATCCGCAGTGTTTGGCGATTAAATGAGTTAAAAAACTATATGAAGCAATATTGAAGGGAATTCCGAGNGGGAAATCTCCGCTGCGCTGATACATTGCACATGATAACTGGTCTCCGTCATGGACGTTAAATTGGCACATAATATGGCAGGGAGGTAGCGCCATTTCGTTAAGCTGACCAGGATTCCATGCCGTCATTATCAGGCGACGACTCATACGCTGGACTGGGTCCTTTAAGGCATCAATAATTTGTTGCAGTTGATCAATTCCAGTGACCTCTTTTCTGTTTGCAAATATATCTGGCTCATTTTCATTAAACAGCCGTTTTCCAGTGAAACAATTATAATTTGCGTTGTAGTGTCGCCATTGATAACCGTAAATCGGGCCAAGCATATCTTCAGGATATAATTTCAGCCCTCTACTATCTAAAAACTCTCGCGAACCATTAGCATCCCAAATATGGACGCCGTTTTTCTTTAGGATTTTGTTATCAGTTTCACCTCGAATAAACCACAGAAGCTCCTTCAAACAAGTCTTCCAAGCAGTCTTCTTTGTAGTAAGGATTGGAATCTTGCCATCCTTAAGAGAGAAACGCATAGAAGATCCAAAAACGCTCTTAGTTCTGCCATTTCGGCCCACCTCCCAGGTGCCATTTTCAAGAATATTTTCAATATTATTTAAATACTGATACTCTTCGTGCGAATATTTCCGGCTATTTGCAAAGATTCTGTCAGATAATTTAGAGTGTCCTTCGGTAGTAATATCTAAATTGGACGGGGTCTCCATTCGGCATTCGTATTCTTCCTTCATATCTTCCACTTCCGCCATGTGTTCCACTTCAGCCATGTGTTCCACTTCAGCCATGTGTTCCACTTC